CCGGTTATATCTGTTTGGATGTCGAATAGCGTTCCGAAAGGCGTGTCGGTTCCAACAGGTACTGAGGAAAGCGCACCCAAAATTCCTTGGGTCGAGCGGTCCCGTGTTGTTTCCTGTGCCGAGCAGCACGCGACGAAGGCAGTTGTTGCGGTCGAGCACCAAGTACAGGAACTACCCGACCCTCAAGTCGAGTTGCCACTAGTCGTTGAGAAGGTTGGGAAGGTGCAACGTCCGAGGGCAAAGAAAGACAATGGGGCTAAGGTATTCAGTACGGCCGATGTAGTTGTAGTTGTTGAGACTCTCCGTGCTGCAAACCCACCAGATCCATCCGGCGACTATGTCTTTCCGCCGCCAGGGCACCCTAATACCCCGCCCTCACAACCCGAGCCTAACCAACCCCTAGTCCAACCTCTTGCGAGCTCGTCTAGCCCCCACCAGGAGCCAGCACGAGCCGATGCAGTCTCAGACGATGGGGGGGATATTCCGTTTGGAGCCCCGGACACGACTTTCGATCCAGATACGTTCGAAGGAGCGTTGACCAAGTACGAAGTAAACCTTCTGCAACTACAGACCGCAAAGAACTGGCGCGAGATCTGGGAAAGCCTGGAGAAGTCTGGGTACACGGGAGTTGATGACCTGACTGCTGTCGTCACTGCGTACAAGTTACAGGTTCCGCTATTCAGTAAGGTCGAGCCAGCATCGTTGGCCTCGCATATCGCCGAATGGGTCAAGTTTCGGGTTAAGCATCTACTCGTGGTCCCAAACGCTGTAGATCTGCCCAAGCCTCTGCCGAGCATAGAAGATTCGGCATTCGCTGCAAAGGAGCACGTGATACCACCTATAGACCCCAATCCCCTAGATGTGGCAGCAATGGCAGGGTTCACCACGTTTACGCATTTGGTGAATACCCTGCATCGTCACGGTTTGTATTCGGCGGAGGAAATCACCGATTGGTGCCGAGAGCATAAGCAGGATATTGTGGTTTTGAAGACCATTCCTGAGAATGTATGGGCTGAAAAGATCGAGTGGAGCATTACGAACCTTAACTTCAAAGAAATTTACGAATGGAACCCTAGGGCGCTGACGCACCCTACAGAACTGATCTCAGAGCCGGCTACGCCATGACTTCTTCGCTATTCGACGCGCATAGGGGTATTTGGCTGCACCCATATGCCTTCAATCAGGGTCGCAATGCGTCGTGTACGGAATGCTTGCTATACGAGAACGCAAAGACCGTGTGTCTACCTGCGGAAGGCGATGTTGGTGGGATCCATCTGGTTGGCGAAGCGCCCGGGGAACGTGAGGATGAGGTTGGTCGGCCGTTCGTAGGTCGTTCGGGAGATTACTTGCGCAGGTGTGTAGAGAAGTGGGCTCCTGGTAAGGCTATCGTTTACGATAACGCCTGCAAGTGTAGACCCAAGAAGAACGCGACTCCAACCCCATCAATCATCTCGACGTGTCGTGGGTACCTGTTTCGAAACCTGCTTGATGCCAAACCCGAACGTATTATCGCCCTAGGGGCAATCGCAGCAATGTCTATCTTCGAACCTATCGCTCCGTTGTCCGTGCGTAAGGGGTACAGATTCGTTGAGATTGATGGGCGTAATGTGCCTGTCTTTCTATGCATTCATCCGGCGGCAGCACTTCGGAACAAGTTCGTGGGTCAATGGTTCGAAGAGGATCTCAAATGGGCGCTCACGGTTCCCATTCCTGTTCCGGCGACCCGAGATTGGTCGGTTGTCAGAGATGCAGACGACGTTCGACATGCCATCAACCAAGCGAAGGCCTCCAGGTGGGCAGCTTTCGACGTCGAGACGCGCGGGTACATGTTCGATACGGACTTCCGTATCATCAGTGTGGCAGTAGCTCCGAACAACTTCGGGGAAGTGTTCGTGTGGGATCGTGACGCATTAGCTAGACCAGACCTGCTGCAGCCATTGCTGAATTACATGCAAAGCGCCTCGCCGAAGGTCGGGCAGAATGTAAAGTACGACATGCTTTCTTTCTATTCGGCGTATGCTGTGATGCCCAACGGCGTGGTAGGAGACACTCGGTTATGGAGAAAGCTCGTGGAGTCGGAGGCACCTGCTAAACTTGCAATCATGGCGAACTTAGTCGGTATGGCAGGGCACAAGGACGAGGCTACAAATGCAATGAAGGAAGCGTTGAAGCCAGTATCGAAGGCGCTTACGGCTGAAAAGAAAGCATTAAAAAAGACCCACCATCCCCAGAGTATAGTGGAAACTGTGCTCATCGGGTACATGCCGGCAGCTGACGTTCCGGAGTTCGCGAACCTTGTTAGGAAGGTTGACGACCAAGAAGACGAAAAGGCAAAGTACGCGTTTGCGCTAATGCCCCAAGATACGCTTTGCAAGTACAACGGTCGCGACGCATTTGTTACCGACCTATTAGCTGAGGAACTATCGCGGCGTCTAGTAGCAGACCCAGAGCTTCATCGGGTCTGGGATATCATGCTCAAGCCTGCAATCTTTGCGTTCGCTCAAATTGAGGCATGGGGGTTAGCTGTGTCGCGTACGGCAGTGAAAGAGATAGACACGTATCTGGAGGCCAAGATCGCGACGTGCCGCGCGCAAATGGACGGCTATGCGGAGCCTGGCTTTGAGTGGGGGAGTAACAAGAAGGTGGCCGATCTACTTTACAACAAGTATGGTATTGCATGCCCCAAGTTGACAGAGACCGGAGCTGACAGCGTAGACCGAGAGACGCTGGATCTGATATCCAGCAAGCACGACTTGCCTAAGCTATTGGTCGAGTACCGTCGACTGGCAAAGTTCCGATCTAACTACGCCGGAGGACTCCTGAACTACGTACGAGCGGACGGACGCGTGCACGCGAGCTATGATATTATGGGCGCCCGTAGCGGAAGAGGCTCTTGCGTATCGCCAGCACTCCAGACTATTCCTCGGTCTGGGGATAGTATCGAAGGAAAGATGGCGCGGGATTGTTTTGTTGCTAGCCCGGGTAATCTACTTGTATCGCTCGATTTTGGGCAACTCGAATTGAGGATTGCTGCAATGTTGAGTAGCGACGAACGGATGATCGCAATCTTTCAGGAGGGCGTTGACTACCATCAGCGAACAGCCGAACTCATTTCGAAGGTTGCTTGGGGTATCGCGCCGGAAGTTGTTGAGAAGAAGCACAGGTCGGCTGCGAAGAACGTTAACTTTGGCTTGTTGTATGGAATGCAGGACGGAACTCTGTCAAAACGGCTCGGATGTTCGATGGCAGAAGCGGGGAGGATTCGAGGTGCAGTACTTGGGCACTTCACACGGCTTAAGGATTGGATAGAAGAAACGATCCGATTCTCCAAGCGTACAGGGCAAACACGAACGTACTGGAATGGGTATCCATTTCGAAAGCGGGACTTGTGGCGTATCGTAGACCACGACAAGGAAGCTGTCGCAGGAGCAGAGCATGTTGCGGTTAATTCACCAATCCAAGGGACTGCTAGCGACTACTGTCTTGCCAGCGTAATCGAGATTGTTCGATGGCTTGTAATGGAGTCATTTCCAGCAAAGCTAGTCCTCACAGTACACGACTCGATCATCTTGGAGGTGCCAGAAAAGCTCGTAGAAGAAGCTATCGAGCGTGCGCGTAACATCATGACAGGATGGCCGTCTCAGGGAGTGCCACTTGTAGTCGATGTTGAGGTTGGACCAGCATGGGGTAGCTTGAGAAAACTTGAAAAATAGTTGCAAAAAGTATTGCAATCTATGCAATATATATGTTTGGCGGATCGAAGAATAGGGAGGAACGATGCCAGATCTAAACGGAATGACTGTTGAGCAATACCTATGGGACTCAATACATATCGAGCCTCTAGCCCTACAAGAGGAGTACGTTCGGATTCCTGGAGACCTTGCGTATTGGAATGCCCAGTACGCCGATGCGTTTGAACGATTGCAGCGCGCAAAGCTATCTTTAGACCTGGGGTTAGCTCGACTGAATGCAGAACATCGAGAGCTACTTGGCGTAGGGGGTAAGAAAACAACCGAAGCAATGGTAGACGCAGCCGTCGCTTTGGATCCAGAGTTCGAGAGGTTACGCCTAGACGTCATCGTAGCCGAATCCCAGACAAAGAAGTTGTACGGATTTGTGGATGCTGTACGGGCAAAGAAGGACATGATTATCTCTGTCGGCGCACAGTTACGTGCTGAGATGGGTGGGGATCCTAGTTTACGCGCCGAACACGCAGCTGCACACATGAGGGATCCTGGGGTTGGACGGTAGTTTAGCTTAGACCACGAAACATGTAACACGAACAGGAATACGAACATGGCACAACAAGGAATTCAGAAGACACAAGCACAGCAGGCATCTGGGGTAGTTCAGTATGGGAAGTATGACCCGTCGGTGAGTCAGGAGGAGCAAGGTTTCTTTGCTTCGGATCTGGACTTTCTCAAGCTATCGGTGGGCGATAACGTAGTTAGGTTTTTACCTCCACCAGTTGGGTGGGACCGTCCTTATGTCTTAGTGAAGCAGCACTTCATTCAGGCTGATGGGATGGAGAAGGGCTTCTCAGTTGTATGCGCGCGACAGATGGCACGCGAACGGTGCATCATTTGTGAGAAGATCTCCGAGTTCAAAGCAATGGGTAACGACATTCAGTACCAGCTAGCCGAAAAGATGTTCGCGCGAGCACGTGCGTTTGCTA